AGCAACAAGCTCAACGGTCACTTCGCCTGCAGGAACCTCATAGACGGCACCGATGCGTACGGGCAGCGCCGCCGGCCCAAGAGATGCGCGCTGTGGCGTACGCTGCGCAGCCACACCGGGGAACTGGGATGCCGTTGTGCGATCCTTCCTCGGTTTGATCGGCACCGTACTCTGTTGGGCGGTGTCCTGTGACCCGGTGATGGTCCATTCCAACACACGATTGTTTACGCGAATCGCAAACTGTACGCGTGCGCCGTACACCGGATTCTCTCCGACGTAGCCCTCTGCCCGACCACCGAGCGGTGTAGGTTCATACACAGCACTGGGGTAGTTTGGCCCGAACTGGTACTTGTGACCAGGGAACACGTCGTCACCGGTCTGCTTTTCCTCTGGCCACTCACCCCATACATATTGAACGAAGGCGTTGATCCACAGCTTGAGATTTTGCTCTGCGGTGAACGTCGTTGACGCCACCCCGGTCCAGGCCATTCCATTCGCCAAACTCGTGAATGTCGCACCCATCGCAGGTGAGTTTGGCTGATAGTACGGCGACTCAGAACCGAATCCAAAGTGCCCATCTGTGTAAGCAAGATGCAGCTTATAAAGCGCCGCGTTGTCCCGCTTCGCCTTCGCGATGTTGATGGTCTCACTGAGATTGTGCGCATCGAGCTTTCCACTCAATACCTCGGTCGGAGTCGACGCATCCTCGGTCAGATCGTCAGGATGCAGAACCTCCTTCGTCTTCAGTGCGCGCTTTGGGAACTCATACGGCATCTATTCGTCCTGCTTCCTTGGGATCCTACCGCGGATGTTACCCGTCGGGGCCACCGCAATCCATCTGTGCTGTAGTTGGCTTCAATCTTAAACGCCCAGGTGTTGGCATTCTCGAGCCCAACTGGGACATGTCGCCAGAACAAACGCGGCAGATGGGCCTTGGCTGTACCGAGCACGGCGGTTGACGCCACGTCGGGCACAACCGCGGAGTCATCGTCTACACCAATCGACTTCACCAACTGCTCACCCACCGCCTCTCGCCATGAGCCATTTCGATAGAAGGTGATCTTGTACTCGCCGTCCTCTGTATCCGCCATACCGATGTACATAGACCGCACATGTACCGGCGTCAGCCCAACCGAGTCACCCCGCATCCAACCGGATTGGTAGACGGCGTCGTAGCTCACACGGGGAGCCGAGGCCGTCTCCCGGTTCATCACGTAGACCGATGGGCCCGTCCCATGGTATTTGTCCACCACGTTTCCAGCTGTTCGACCGCCAGTAAAATCCAACGGGCCCTTGTCCGCGATGTCGGCATGCGCGCCGAGATAAAGCACCAACTGCCGCCAGTCGTCTGTCTTGGTCCAGTCGGCGATGTGCATACCGATGTCGAGCCGCTTCCAGTTGGCTCCGTCGAAGCTGAGAATGAGCCGATTTGCATTCGTTCCCTTCGGTGCGAGCGCGCAGCGGTATTCCCCACTTGTTGGATCTACGATCGCAACGGCCTGCCGCAGCCTCGACGTGTTCAGCTGCCGACGTACCGTCCTATCGATCGCGCTGGACAATGGAACAATCTGGCCACCGCGCATACCATAGAATCCATCCCGGCCCAGCCAGATCAGCATCCCATCTGTTCGCGTCTTGACGCTCTTCGGCGCGACGCAACCAATGCCCTGGGACAACGGGCGCGGCTGCCCAAACTCCTGAAGCGAGTAGACACTGCTGGCCGTGAACGCAAGCAGGACGCCTTCGTGGCTAACCACAGCCGTAACCTCGGCACCACCACTGTCTGGGTAGACGAAGTCGCTCGCAGGGAACGTACCAGGTGAACCAATGGCAGACCGACGAACAAGACCAGGGGCACCGGCGACGTTTCCAACCACCAAGCGACCCTGATGCGCGCACATCACACGGAAGATGGGCGTTGGGACGGTGGCCACCATCTCATCCACAAGCTCTGAGTCTGAGATGTTGTCGGGGAAGACGAACTGCCGACCGATGGGGATACGAGCGAGGAACCGCGGTCGCGGACTGATATTGGCGATGTCAGGCGTACGATACAGCCTACATGCGATAGCGTTGTCGGGTAGGTCACCGCCGTATCTCACCAGAAACTGCCGCGTAAGATCCCGAATCTCAGTGGCGAGGGTATTTTTGCCGGCCGCTATGATGCCGGTAACCCCGCCGACGGCGCCCCGTAGTGGTTGGGCCTTATGCGAAATGATCGATGCAGGCGCACTCGCAGACGACGTCCCAGACAAGTTGCCGTATGGGTCCTCGAACTGAATGTGGTACACCCAGTAGCCATCCCGTACGCCGCCCCCATCCGCAGATAGGGCATCTCCCGCCGTGCCGATCTTACCTGGCCAGGAGTACCCCAGAGAGTTCGGATAGTAGTTCGCCCTTCCTACATGGTCTGCGCTTTGTGGGCCCTCCACAGACGGTGATCCTGGTATTTCAGCGAACCCAAGAGGCGAGACGTGGAAGTCGGTCGTGATCACCTGTGGCTGATCCAACCCGTTCGTCCAGATGACCAACTCATTCATCACCAGGAACTGGTCAGGGTACCTTGGCTCATCCGCAACCTTTCTGCTGTTGCCTAAGTTGGAGGGTGCCGCGAGCCCCGTTTTTATCGAGACGAACTTGTCGGTTGCGCCCGTCGAGGTGGTAGCCGAACTCCAACCCTTATGCAGAAGAAGCTGTGAGCCCGCCGAGACCACCAGCATGTCCGCCACGCCGCCGAGCAGACTGGCATGATGAATGCCCCGAAGCGGGAACTGCAAAAGCTCAGGATCGCCACGAGCGCCCGCCCCAGTCGGATCACTCCGATTGATCTCGTAGGGACACGATCCCCGAATGGTACGCAGCGTACCCTCGGGCGTCGCCTCGAGATTCTGTACCTTGTACGCCAGCGCGGTCGCAGAATACTGGACCTGGGCCTCTCCGGGCGGGATGACCTTGCTGAGTACCTGCTGATCACCTGGCCCAGCCAAGGCACTACCCCTCGTGTCGAGTCAGCTGCAGCTGCACCTACACCGAAGACTCCTTCAACACAGGGAACGTACGGTAGACCCGTGCTCGCCAGGACATGTACTTCTCACCGAAGACGGGAACCGGAAGATCCCCCGACTTGGGTAGCCCCTTCTTCGCCGTCTCTGGCCACGTCAGAATCCTGTTTTCTGCGTCCCACTTGGCGCCAGCGGGCAGGAACGCATTGAGTTGCGGCCGGTACTCCCAGCCCTTCGGCCGCCAATCGTGCTCTCCCCGAAACTCTCGCTGACAGGCGACGAACTCAAACCCGTTTCTGGTCACCATGACAGCGTTCCAATGATCCGGGTTTTCCTTGTGATACTTAATGCTAACCACCATTGCTTCTTCGATCAGGCCGTCCAGGCTGAGTCGTTCCATGCAGTCGCCCAGCTGTGGACGTGGAATCGAAAAGATCGCGGCATCAAGCATGTATTCTCCTTCGAGGTCACCGTGAGCGTACCATAACAGGGCACGGCGAAGTCTACTATGTCATCCCGAGTCGAACGTCCCGTACCGATTAAATCGGGACGACCTACCATAAAGCGACATGGGCTCGACGGCACCACCAGGGTTGCCGTGGTTTCGACGGAAGGTCTTGACGAGCTTCTCGTATTCATTCAGATGCACCTGCGCGTTCGCCTGGTCTACACCATCAAGCAGACAGACGTAGTACAGCGAAAGCTCGAGAAGTGCTGGGATGCCGTCTCGAGCGATCGGTGGTGTGTCCTGGTTGTCAATCAGCCGTGGGGGTACGCGCAGCGCCCGTAGATCCATCTCGTACCGTGCGTCTTGGTGCGGGTAGACCTTGTAGGCATAGTACCCAGTCGAGTGCTTCAGCGGCCGATAGTAGTCGTACAGCTGGCCTCCCCAGAGGAACCTACATGGCCCGCCACTCGCTGAGTAGGACGTGCCGGCAAGCTGATCAAACGTCGGATCCACTTCGCAGAGCAAATACATCCGCTCACTGGTCTCCACGTTCCGATACTCGCCCTTTGTCGAACCGAAGTTGGACACAAGCGTCTGCCCTATGTAGAACCGCAGTCGAAACCCAGAGCGGCCATGTCGCGGATAGGCTGCCGAAGTTGAGATATGAAACCCAAGCATCGCGTCGATGTTGGTCGCCTGGATCGTCATCGACAAGTCGCCGATAGCCGCGAACTCTGTGACGGGTGATGGGGCGCTTTCCCAGATTGGATCCGTGATGCCCTTGGACTGCGTGACCTCACCAGATCCAGTGGTGCCATCAAATGACCACCACAGCTTGTCCGTCCCGTCGTACGGTGTCTTGGCGTTTACATGGATACCCGGCGCCTGCTGCCATTCGAGATCCCTACGGCCCCACACGTAGGTGTAGCAGAGACGAAACTCTCCGCCCTTGAGGTTGCTTGATCTCCACGTATAGGCCGAGTTTGTTTCGTTCGGATTGAAGACGTTCGCGACCGTGGGGGCCTCGGTCGGCGCCTGAATCTGGAAGTGGCGCCCACGCCAGAACCGCATCGGACGACCCGTAGCATTTCCTTGAAAGTCGGGCAGATCGAATCGACTCGCCCCACCGGTGTCGATACCCCACACCTGACGTCGAGACGAGTCGTAGACCCGCATCGGCTCGAGTAGCCGTGACACGTCGTCGGAGAGGAAGAACTCAGGCTGATAGATACGGAGCTGCATCGGCGCGTTGTTGCTGCTCGCCGTACCCGTCCCCTCATTTGGTTTAGGCCAGGGACGGTCAATCGTAACCAGATGCTTCGGCGTAAGCCCCGACGTATCACGAAACCATTCTCGACTCTGCCGACGATGCCAGTTCCCGGCTGCGTCCTTGATTTCGAGGTGCATTACCCCGTCCCAATCACCGAGCAGGGATGGGCGAACTGCCGTCACTGACGACCCATCCTCAATCGCCAAACCGGCGCTGTCTATAAGCTCAACGACACGAGAATCCGTCTCGACCTGGGCATAGACCCCATCCACGCCAGAAGTGATGTCTCTGTGCAGGACGACATGCTGCTCGTCGGGAAGTAGTGCCTCGGGTACGTCGCTGGACATGCGACTCATCGCCGTGTTGATGGCCTCACGAATGCGTTTGTCCAGCGTCTCACCGGTACTATCCCACGCGCGCATGTCCAGAAGACGCTGGCGAAGCGCACCGAGAGAAACGTCCACAAGACCTCCTAAAACGAAGGGGCGAGGCCCGAAAGCCCCGCCCCCAAGTGTATCACGCAGAGATGAACTACGGGAGCCGGATGCGCGCCCGAACGGTACCTGTGACGGGGGTATTGAGAGCTGAGAGCGACTTGCCAATCAACGTCCCTACTACGGTGCTGTCATCCACATTGCCGCTTGTATGAGTATCCAAGAGCTGACCCGCGGTGAGACCGGAGTTGCCCTTAACCACACATTCACCCCGGCAGACAATCCAACCGTAGTAGTTGATGGCGATGGCATTCTGCGCCACGCCGACTACGTCCAGCGGATTGTCACCCGCTGCATCCGATTGGATAACACCGAAAGAGGCCGTCGCGCTGTCGGCCCCACTAACGATGCAGCAATCGTAGATGAGGATGGCCGCAATCGCTTGCACGAAGATCCACGTACGATCACCCTTTAGACCCAGTGCCGTCGTACCGTCCGAATGCTTCGCATCAACGACTTCATCCGCCTGCTGCACCGCGATAGTACCCACTGGGTATGCCTCGGTGGAGTAGGTTGACGAGAATGCAGAGCCGTCGAGTTCCGCTGACTTGAATTGGTTTCCATATGCCATGTCGTACTCCTATCAGGTTGCGCCGCCGGCCATACAGCCGAGCGCCGGAGTTTTGGTACAGATGAGGTTGCCCTGCATCGTGAACACAGCAGTCACCACGTCCTGATCCCCGACACGTTCCTTGAACTCAGAGATCGTCGGTGACTCATGGACCGCGAACTCGAGGTAGTCAGTGTTGAGGAAGTACGTCGCGCCGAGGGTCGTGGCGACGCCGGCACCCGATGCGGCGGAATCGAGAAGCGTACGATCGAGGTCGATGGAACTGTGGACCTTGGCCAGACCGAGGGAGAGTCCCAAGGTGTTGGTCTTTTCGGTCTTGTCCTCAACCACTTCGACACGAACATTGGCGAACCGTGAGTTCTCGAAGTTGGTGTAGGTGTCATCGTCCATAATCACGAGATCGGGGCCCTTGTCCAATCCACCAGCGTAGTGCGCACACTTACGGTAGACCTTCCGAATCGTGGCCATGCCTGAAGCGGCATACGTGGTTCCGGCAATCTCACCGTACTGGTTGAAGTGGAAGTAGGACGAACTCTTGGTCACGTTCTGAACAACATCCGTCTGGCTTGCAGCAGGCTGGAAGTCCAGAAGACCGTTGGTCACACCGGTTCCGACGCCGGAACCAAAGTTGCCGTAGAGCGTCAGAAGACCAGCGAGTTCCGCCGTTGTGAAGACCAGGCCGCGACTCGCGCCCGTGAGCAGGTAAGCGTTGATGTCCGCCTTCGCGCCTTCGAGCACTGTCTTCGGATACTCCTCGATGAGTCGAATGACAGCGAGCTTGCCGCTGTTCATCTGAAGCTCTTTCTTCGGAATATTGATGGCGACTGCGAGTCTGTGAGGTTCCACCTGGAACTTACGGATCTCTTGTCGACGGGTCATGTTGAGAAGTTCATCACCAACGTAAATGCCCACGCCTCTGGCTGGCGCCGCACCGGAGAAGGAACGCTCAATATACGTTCCGCCTTCGACGGGGATTCTCGCCTTCTTGTCCAGAGCCTGGAACAGTTCGTTGCTACGGATGAACGAGTTGACCAGCGGTCCGCGGAGATCCGCGAACGTACTGTTCAGTAGTTCGGTAGAAACGGCCATGTTGCACCTTTTGCCAGGGTGAGCAGACTGCGAAACGCAGCGAGCCCTGCCCAGCTGTTACAGGAAAAGATTAACCAATTGCTTTGCCTGCCCGAACCGCAGAGACCGGACCAGCTGCGCCGGCTACCCGCTATCAGCGTAAACTTGCCCCGTCAACCGCCCTTCTTGATGTAGCTTCCACCTGGACTAAGTCGGTTGTCACGCGCCATCCGTAGGCACTTAGCGATCAACTTCTTACGGCTCGACTCGTGCGGAGAATACTTACGGATGCACTCGCTCGCCTTTTCGGGTTGCTGTGTGACCAGCCGGAGCGGGTCTTTGCGTTTCGCCATCAGCGTTCCTCTTCCGTCTTCGCCGCCTGACGGCCAGATGTCGCACCAGCTGCTGCCGCACGCGTCGCATTTCGAATCACATCGCGCTTGGTTTTTTTCTTCTTCATCGCCAGTCGAGCCGCCTCGCTCTTTTGCTCATCAGATACCCCCAGCTTCTCCGTACGCTCTGCATACTTACCGGCCATGTGACCTCCAACACACAGACTAACATGTCGGTGCCGGCCTGTTCGACTGCGTGATACCATCCCAGTGTGACGACTGTAGCCCAGACAAATAGGCGACCCATCGGTCTGCCCGGCGGCGCAAAGCTCGCCACGGCGCCCAACCTGAACATGTCAAAGGTGCAGGCGCTGTTCGCCACACCAGACGCGTTTGTCAGCATGTGCATGATCGTCCGAGAGGATGAAAGCACCGGGTTTCTAAATCCCACACCCACACAAAAGCTCGCCCTTCAAGCATTCGCGGACCACCGATGGGTGATGGTGGGTAAGTTCCGACAAGCGAAGATCTCCACGATCGCCGTCCTGCTGCTTCTCCGCGACTGTATGTACCTCTCCGGCATCAAGGGCATCCTGATCGCGGAGCGCCAGGCAACGGCAGAAGATCTCTTCGAGCGCATCCTGCTCGCCTACCACAACCTGCCTGAAGACGTGCAGATGCCCTTGGCAACGGGCAGGAAGTCGGGGGCCACACAGATCCACTTCGCGCACGGGGGCAGCATCAAGATTCTGACCGCGGGTGGCCGCTCACCGGCGATTGGTCGAAGCATCGACCGCCTGGTCATCACCGAGTTCGGCGAAGCCCAGTGGCAGCGCAAAGCGGCCATCAACATCTTCCCCACATTGAACAAGCGCCCTCACGCGCGCGTGATCTTAGAATCGACACCAGGCCGGGCCGGAAGCCACCACGAACAGATGTGGCAGCTGGCACTCGAGAGTCGTGGTCGCTTCTTCCCACTGTTCCTCGACTGGTGGCGAGACGGCAGCTGCCAGGCAGATGCCCGTGGCTTTACGCCCACGTTGGAGGAGCAGAACTACCGACTGAGACATGACGACATGGCCCTGGAGACCCTGGCCTTCCGGCGACTCTCCCTGGAGACCGAGTTCGCAGGAGATAGCCGTCTCTTCTCGTCGAAGTACCCATCGGATTCATACGACGGATGGATCGGTACAAACGCCCCCGTGATGCCCGTCGACTTGCTCAAGCCACTACTCGCCCGCGCCGTACCAGATCCACCGATGGGCCTGTTCGGTTGCCATGAACTCGATGCACCCGGAGAGGACAATCGCTACTTGATCACCGCCGACCCCGCCGGTTTCGGGGCCACAGGTGACAAGAGCGCACTCACGGTCTGGGATGCGATCAATCGTGTCGAGGTGGCGTTCTGGGAAGATCGAGAAGACCCTGGACGATTCGCCCGACGTCTGGTGAAGGTGCAGCGTAGATATACGAAGGCGCTCCTGGCGGTGGAATCAAACGCCACGGCGTGCATCGCCGTGCTGAAAGACGGTGGGTGTCGAAACCTGCTGTGGACGGACAGGAACCACCCAGGTTGGTACGCCACCGACAAGCGGCTGCAAGAGGCCGAAGCGCGTCTGGTACAGCTGCTTCGCCAAGAAGACCTCGCGATTCGTAGTCGTGGCCTTTTGCACCAACTGGTCAACTACGACGGCAGCCGTAAGAAGCGAGTCACGGGGCTCGATGGAACCACACATCACTTCGACAGAGCCCGCACAGCCGTGATGGCAGCTGATATTCTCTCCCGGCGGCGATTCACCCGAGCCGCTATGGAAGAGGAAGATAACGCCTACGTTCCTGGGCAGGTTACTATCAAGGACCTCGACCGCTGGTCCAAGGTGGACAAGAACCGCGCCAAGAACCCCTACCGACCACCCCCAAGAGATTGGATGTAAACAATGGCAGAAGTCAACATTGATGAAATGTTCGCAAAAGAGAAGAAGGACGCCCGCAAGCAAGACGAGGCACTAAGAGCACTTATTGCCGAGGGCGGCGCGACGGCGAAAAAGAAAGTCGCCGAAGGCATCAAGATCGAGGGGGTACCGACGGAGGCACCGCAGACTAAGACTAAGTTCGAGCGAGACCGCGAGGACATGAAGAGGCGCCGGGAAGCCGCAATGAAAGAGCCGTCGAAGGAACCAACTCCCGCCGAACGCAAGAGGATCGAGGCGCACAATCGGACGGTGGGGAAATACCCGCCTCCGAGTAGTGCGCGGCCAGAAGCCGAGAAGAAGAAGAAGGCCAAGAAGTAGCCAAGGCGAGGACTATCCATGGGCAAGTTGAACCGTCTGATCGAACGGCACCAACGTGAGTTCGAGAGAGACGAAAAGAAGCAGTTCGACCGGGCGCGTCGGTTTTACCGTGGGGAGTTCTGGAAGCAGTCCGGCAACTCGGATCTTGCCGGCGGCGGCGGCAGCTTGCTGTGTAGTAAGAACCTCATCTACGCCATCGCTGATACCGCTATCTCTGCGCTTCTCGGCCCGAATCCACAGGTCGCGGCGAACCCCCGAAACCAGCAGAGCCAGGAAGTTGGCCCCGCGGTGAATGGTTTGATGGAGTGGATCTTCGAATCGAACAAGATGCGTCGCCGTGCCGCAACCACACTCATCGACGCGGTGCTCTGCAAGCGGGGAATCTTCAAGACGAGTTGGAGCGCCACCGAGGATCGACCGGTCATCCGTGTCGTCAACCCATCGTCGCTATTCTTCGATCTCACAGTTCGAGACGTAGACGACATTCGGTACTGGCTCGAGGCCGACGTCATACCGTGGAGCACGTTCAAGGCGCGCGTGGATTCTGGTCGCTACAAAGGGAAGAAGATCAAGGACGTGCGCCCTGATCGATACCCGAAGTGGCTGCTCGACAAGAGCACGAACAACGATCTATCATCGGTTCGTGACTCGTTTAGGTGGGTCACGGTCTGGCAGTACCATGACCGCGAACGGAACATCGTCCAGCACTACAACAAGCAGGCCGACGTTGTGCTGTTCGAAGACAGCATCGACTACATTCCATACTCGATGTACAGCCTGAACCAGTCAGGCGTGGACTGCCGCGGTCTGAGCGAGGTCCAGCTGGTTCTGAATCAGCAGGAGACCGTCAACGACCTGCTGACGCACTGGAAACAGATTGTCTACTTGATGATCCCACGGATCCTCTACGATGCCGGACGCATCACCGAGGAAGATCTCAACAAGGCGGTCGAGTCGTCTACCGGCGCGTTCGTCGGCATCGCCCCCGAGAACAGTGAGACCCTGCGCAACCTGGCGACGCTGTTCTACCAGATGCCGATGCCTGAAGCCCCGATGGGTGTGAAGGAGTTCGTCGCCCGCCAGGAAGACGATGCGGCGTTCATCAGCGCACTGGCCGAGGCTGCCCGTGGTCAAGTCACCGGGGCGCGCACAGCCACAGAGATGGCGATTATCGACGCGCAGATGCGCACGCGCCTGGCCACGCGCGAGGGACATATCAACGAGGCGCTCGAAGACGTCGCGGCGAAGTCGTTCTACCTCTGCCGACGTTTCATGCGGAAGGACAAAATGGTTCGTGTTGCAGGCAACCGACGATGGGACACAGTCAACCTGGACACCATCCGCGACGTCGAGATGGAGTTCCAGATGGTTAGCCACAACCCGATTCGAAAGAACCCGTCGGTTCTGCTGGAGTCTCTGTTGCAGATGCTGCCGTTCCTCGCCCAGAACCCACACGTCGATGTTCGTCAACTCACAGAGGAAATCATCGACGGCCTCGGACTGCCGACCCGTGTACTGGTTCCCGAGCAAGAGGCCAAGCTCGCCATGGCCCAGGCAGAACAGGCCGACTTGCTCAAGGCGCATGCCATCTCGCCCGAGCAAGCCACACAGAGCATGGCAGGGGCGCAGCAGGCACTGGCGGCCGAAGCCCAGTCCGTTGGCTTGGAGGGCGGAGAGGCACCAGCCGCCGCTGACTCCTTCGCCGCCGGCGGTGGGGCCCCCATTCGAGAAGGCGCACCGCCCGAAGCCAAGTAGGAGACGTAGATGGCTGACGAACTATCGACACGGATACAAGAGCTGAGACGTCAAGCCAACGAGACGGCCAAGGGCGGTACCCTGCCACAGAGCTACCGGGTCATGGACACCTCTCCCGAAGGCGCAATGCCACACTATGCCGATTGGGAAAAACAGGGAGAAGAGGGACGTCGGTTGCAAGCAGGAGATGTACCGATGCCCGCCTTCAGCGTCCTTGAGGACGCTCAGACTGGGCAGACTCGAAAGGTCTATGTTGGTGACGAGTTGCCCGAGGGATCGATCACAGCCATCGGCCCACAGGGTGTTCGTGTCATTCCGCCCGTCGAGGGCGACGAGTATTGGATTCCAGTTGGTGCTGGTACGCGATTCCGGCAAAGGCCGGCGGCTCCAGTCAAGGGTGAGGACGAGGCAGAAGACGCATGGCTCGTCAATCGGACCAGAATGGAAGCGGGCTGGGAGCAAGATTTCTACGACAAGCACGGGGTCGAGTTGGAAGACGACCTGGATGCGCGGAATAAGATGGCTCAGACATACGGCTTCATTCCACATATGGAGATTCAGAAGACTGAGGGCAATCTCATCATCTACGAGGTGCGGAAGGATATGATGTCAGATGAAGACGCCAAGGAGGTTCCGAGAACTTGGGTCTATGATCGAAGCTCTGGGATGTCTGGGCCTGGCGAGGCATAGATGCCGAGCGAAGACGATGCGCTACTCTCGGACTCGTTGGCGATGCCGGCACCGGTTGTGGAGCCGACTGTGGCACTGGACCCCATTGACGAGGCAAGAGTTGAGCCGGGCCTGGTTCCTGTTGCGCCTTATGACCCTACGCGCAGACGACGAGGGTAGCTGATGGGCCTCATTCTCAACGACCTGTTTTGCGCGACGTGCAACGCCATCGAGGTGGACTGCATGTACGCTCGAGGCGAGGGCCACCCAGCGTGCGAAGACTGCGGTGGGCCCCGAATAGTGCGCATACAGAGCATCAAGTTTTCCATCCGTGGCAGCGGCCATGGCTCCTTCACCCCCGTAGACATGGGTGTGCTGGGCAAGTGTGAGACCCGTGAAGATTACGACAGAGCCGTGTCCCGAATCGAAAAACGGTTCCCTGGCCACTCGGTCAACATCGTGCCCGAAACCACGGGCCAGAAGCAGACGCGCCTGGATGCCATTCGTCACCGCTCGTGGGAACAGAAACGCAAAAACAGCCTCAACGACAGGATGCTGGGCGAGATCACCGAGTACCAAGAGGCCAAGGTAAACGAGGCCAAGTCAAAAGGTAAGAAGGCCAAGCTCTCATCCGCCAAGGACCTCGCTACCAAGAAAGCGGTTATCTGTGCGAGAAAGAAGGGTAGATCTCTGCACCATGTCGTCGACATGCCTCGCCGAGAGATGGCCATATACGAGGACCAGAATACGGGAGAGCGCCGAACCGTAACGGGCAAAGCGCGTGTGCAGTGGGGACTACCCCTCGCCTGGGAACTCGCGTCGCCCGATCCCATCTTTGCAGACGATAACAATACGTCGTAGCCTGCGTGGTAAGTTACACAAGACAGCGCAGGGACAGAACCACATAGGAGGCGAAATGCCAAGCCACGGACCACCAGGAAACCCGCACGATCTTCCCGCCGAAGCCCCCACGTCCATCGTGCCGAGCCGAGACCTGAAGCCGCTGGCCGATGAGGCCGACCGTCTGATCGGTACGGTCGCCGATGCTGTAGGTGCCGAGGGTGAGATGCCGCCGGAAGGTGACATTCCTCTCGAGGGTGAGATGCCCGCCGAAGGGCCCGTAGGGGAAGCCGGCGTAGACCTCACACCGCTCATTGAGACACTGGGCGTAGACGAGATTCGAGCACAGGAACTCTGGGATGCGGCGCAGCAGATGCCCCGCCTACAGGGTGTGGACCCCGCCGAACTGGCAATGCTGCTCGCCGATGACATCCAGCTGCGCATGCAGGTGGAAGGTTTGGCCGCAGGTACAGCTGACCAGGCAGCCATGGCCGCCGAAGAGGCCGCAATGATCGCGCCTCCCCCCGAGGCCGCTATGCCCGAGGCTCTGATGCCAGAGCCCACCATGCCCATCGCGAAGTAGGAGAAGAGCATGTTCATGTTCGAGGATGGCGAGGCCGCCGAGGTCGAGCAGACAGATAGCGACGCAGCAGAACCAGCGGAATCCGCAGAACCAGCGGAAGATGCCGCCGCAGACGACGCCGCGGAGGAATCGGTAGATGCAGCAGACGACGCTGCGGAAGCCGCCCCCGCCGATGGTGTCGAGGTACCCCCCGAGATCTTCAACTGGAATGGCGAAGTCGATGAGATGAAGGCGTCCGAGTGGTTCGCTGGTCTCGATCTCAGTGTTCGCAGCAGCCTGCTGCAGGGCATGGAGAAGAAGTACCGCAACTTCGAGCGTGGCTTCACCAAGGCGTTTCAGGAAACAGCCTCCCGCCGAAAGACGCTGGATCGACGTGAACAAGATATTCGCGACCAGGAGATGCGCGTCCAGCAGTGGCTCCATGGCGACATCGACCCCCTCGAAGAGAAGCAGAAAGAGATCGACTCGATGAAGCAGAGCCACGTAGCCGCCATAGGCGCGCTCCGTGACGAGCACACCAACGCCGTTGAAAAGGCGCAGATCGGTCGGGCCAACGAAATCGAGGAGCTTATCACAGCTCGAGATGAGGCCCTTCAGCGCATTGCCGCGAACGAAGCGGAGATAGCCGCTGTCAATGACGCCACGATCGAAGCGCGGACCCTCAAGGTCGAGTCGTGGCTCAAGGAAGAAGCTGCGGAC